GTGGTATCCGCTACCGAAATACACCTCGGCATTGAACTTTGCCTACCTTTCAGGTGAGTTAAGTTACTTCGCAAAATCAAACATTCAAAACAGTGTATTCCCATCATTCGCAATGATGTTCCCTAAGCGTCCACAATCGGAAGAGGAGAAGAATGTCTTGAGAAACACAATCGACAAAATGAAGGGAGCTGCCAATGCTGGGAAAGCAGTTGCATTCTTTGCTAATTCTCAGGACCAATTGCCGAAAATTGAAAGCATTCCAACCAATCAAAATGATAAGCTATTCCAGGAAGCATCCGGATTGAACACTGAACAAATTTGTTTTGCTCACACAATTGATCCAATCTTGATGGGTGTACGCACAACGGGTTCACTTGGTTCAGGTAGTGATATCAAACAAGCATACGTCATATTCGAGAAGAATGTCGTGATGCCATTGAGAGATCAAGTCACTGATATCTTCAATGAGATACTTCGCATTGCAAAAATCAATGCAGATTTCATGGTCAACAACTTCCAAATCATCAATGAAACAATTGTTGAGGTGGAAGGTGATGCATCCAAAACTCAAGATGCTTTGAACGCAATGTCACCATTGGTTGCAACCAAGGTACTTGACACCATGACACCAAACGAAGTGAGAGCATTGGCATCGTTACCTCCATTGGAGGGAGGAGATGTGATTGCAAGTAATCAACCAATAACACCTCAAGCATAATGTTGTATTTTATCACCGAAACCTACCTCAAAACAAACACACCAATCACTGCCAATGTGGATGTGACTGATGTTACTCCATACATTGCGACTCAAGCTCAGTTGAGAGTGATGCCAATCCTTGGGACTGTCTTTTACAATCACTTACTTGAGGCATACAATGACCAAACATTAACACCGGAAGAGGAAGCTCTTGTTTTGTTTATTCAACCGGTGATTGCATGGCGTTCAGCTGAGGATGCAATATTTGGATTGACTTACCAACTAAAAAATAAAGGACTGCAAACTCAATTCGGTGATAACTCATCAAATGTATCTCGCAGTGAGGTTGCATTCGGCATGGAGCACTATGCTCAGAAAGCATCATTCTTTGAGATGAGATTGATTCGATACCTGGTGAAGAACAAATCAGAATATCCAATATTTACATCACATGAGAATCGAGATACTGATTTAAGACCTCAGATTGATTGTCATATGTGTGTGGGGAATTGCTTCATGAATGGAGTGTGGTCATGTGGCTACCCAACTGATAACGGTTACAACAATTCAATCATGGTATTATGAGGCAGAATGTGTTGATTATGTTTGCTTCGTTTTGGGCGGTACTTTCACCGGTCATGCCAATGATATACTTAGCCATGTTGGCTATCTTCATTGATACCTGCTTCGGCATTTGGAGATCAGTAAAAAAAGGAGGATGGAAAGCATTCCAATCTCGCAGGTTATCAGATACAATCAGCAAGTCATTGCTATATAGTGGTGCAATTATGTTCACCTTCCTAATTGAGAAGTATATTGCAGGTGATATCATCTCTGAATTCATCTCAGTTGAGCTAATCATGACCAAAGTATTCGCATTCTTTTGTGTGATGGTTGAAATCAAATCAATCAACGAATCATATGAGAGTGTGACCGGGAAGAATGTACTCGCAGCTCTTCGCAAATTTATCACCAGGACCAAAACTAACTTAGACGAATTCAAATGAAGTTGGACATCAGCAAAATCAAGCAAGTTCGGTTGAAGGACAACCAATTCTTCAAAGAGGAATCACCGAAATCACAAATATATCTTCACCATACTGCCGGGAATGGCAATGCTGAAGGTGTGAGTCGCTATTGGAATTCAAATGAAACGAGAATTGGGACCGCATTTGTAATTGGTGAGGATGGAACAATCGTGCAATGCTTCAGTTCAAAACATTGGGCATGGCATTTAGGTATTGACAATCAAGATTTCGTTACAAATGGTGCCAAGTACACCAATCTCAACAAGACATCAGTTGGAATCGAGGTGTGTAATTGGGGATACCTTACAAAGAGAGGTGATAAGTTCTACAATTACGCAGGTGGATTGGTGAAAGCTGAGAATGTTACGACATTGGATCAACCATTCAAGGGATTCAAACACTATTATAAATACAGTGATGCACAAATTGAGTCACTCAGACAATTGGTTGTATATTTATGCGATACATATGATATCCCTAAGGACTACAATGATTCCATTTGGGGTATCGATAAGGATGCATTTAAGGGCATGAGAGGGATTTTCACACATAACTCGGTACGGAAGGATAAAAGTGATATGTATCCATGTCCACGAGTGATTGAAATGCTTAAAAATTTATGAGATACTTACTGATTCTTTTTATCCTGGTATCGTGTTCAGCTGAGCACCATCTCAACAAGGCAATTAAGAAAGGATACAAATGTGAGGAGGTAGCAGATACCATCCGCATCACATCCATTGATTCATTCCCGGTGATCGTGAACAATGAAATTGTTTGGGAGAGATACATCACTGAGAAGGACACCGTTGTAATGTGGAAAACGCACTATATTCCCAAAACAAGATGGGAGAAAAAAATCGAATATAAATTAAAGAGAGATACTATCCGCCAAATTCAAAAGGTGGAGGTTGCCAAATATAAAAGCGAGAAGAAATCGAAAGCGAATATTTGGTTATTTGTTATTGGGTTTGGACTCGGAATATTCACGAGATACCTTCTAAAATATGCTCAAAAAGCACTCTAAAAACATTCACGAGCTTCACCTTGATGGAGAGAATGTACAACTTGCAATGATGTCCGACCTTCACTGGGATAATCCAAAATGCGATTTGGATTTATTAAAACGTGATTTTGATTATTGCCTTGAGAATGATATCAAGGTCATGGTGAATGGTGATTTCTTTTGCTTGATGCAAGGGAGAGGTGATAAACGAGGTAACAAGTCCGACATCAGACCGGAGCACAACAATGCCAAGTATCTTGATTCAATAGTTGAAACCGCAGTTGAATGGTTTAGTCCATACGCACATATCCTCACTGTTGTTGGGTACGGAAATCATGAAACCGCAATCATCAAATACCAAGAAACCGACATCCTTCAACGATTCGTTGACTTGCTTAATTATAAGAATGGCAGCAATGTGATGACCGGAGGATATGGCGGTTGGTTGATCATCCATCAGAAATATAACTCAAGCTCTTGGACCACAACCAAGATTAAATACTTCCATGGCTCAGGTGGTGGTGGAATTGTTACCAAGGGAGCAATCAACTTGACCAGGTCACTCGAAATGTATGAGGATTTTGATGTCTTTACCATGGGACACATCCATGAGAATGCCTGCCGAAATGATGTCAGAGATACGGTTATTCACTCACCTAAGCATGGATATGTGAATCATCACAAGAACATTCACTTGATGCTCACCGGAACGTACAAAGAGGAGTATGGTGATGGCTCCAAAGGATGGCACGTTGAGAGAGGAGCTCCCATCAAACCAACGGGAGGAAGAATCTTGACAATACATTCAAAAGAATTCACTAAAAATGGTGTGAGAAAAATGCATAAAAGTATCGACTCAATCAAATTTCCTTTGTAACTTAGCACCTCATTAGCGTGTGTAATTGGGGGTATCGGAAACGGTACCTCTTTTTTTATGGGTATAGCCTTATGATTCATAGGATTAATTCAAGGTATAACCTGATATTGTGTCGCATATTTAGCAGATATTTGCGACATTCTTGTCACAAATTTGTCCAGTTTTTGTGACAATTTACTGGACATTAATCGGTAAAAATCCGATTATGTGCATGAATTTTACCCTTGTTTTATTACAAAAAACGTCACAATTTACCTTTGTTTTGTGACAATATAATGTGATTCTACATATTATTCTATCCATAACTGGTCATATAAAGGTCAAAAACATATTATAATGTGCTTTCTGATACAAGTTAATTATATCTTATTCGGTATAATTAAGCGGATTTCACCAAGATTATATGTTTTAGCACCCCATCGGGTACATTTAATGCCAACTTCTATACATGAGCACCCCATCGGGTATAGCATTCACAATTTATTTTGTTGAAAACTGAAAAAAAAGTTAAAAAAGTTTTGCAGTTGTGAAACTTATTACGATATTCGCAGTATAAATTTAAAAAACACCGCTATGAAAAAACAAGAAATGATTGAAATTCTACTCCAGGAGGAGAGAAGATTATGGAATGACCTTCAGTATTGTATGAATACAGTTGGAGTGAATGATGATGCTACCGAATGGGCAACAGCTCGATGGGCAGTGGTACATAACTTAGTGCAAAAACTTGGATTGAAATGAAAACTACACAAAAACAAAACGACGCATTAGATTTATTCATGCCAGTTGCATTATTCTTGGTTGTAATGCTTTATTTTATCTCAACGAGACCAAACTACATCCAAGAGGATAAAGTCATTCAGGACATCCCTCAGTGCACTCAATCAAAGGTATTGGATGGATATGGAGAATTGATAATTAAACACACGCAAAAATGAATTGGAAAAAAGAGATTGATCGCATTAAATTGGACATCACTGATGTGGACCATTCATCCATGGTTGCCAATTATAAACTTGGTGCAATATACTTCCGAATTGATATTGATTGGTGGAAGAGCAATTATGATTTTGAAACCTGCAAATATGATATCGACATCAATGTGAAGGGTGGAGCTTGGTGGACCGATGAATTCCCGGATGATAAAGTCATGGAATTTGATCCATCATACAAGGATTGGATGCTCAACATGATTGAGTCCCTCATGGATGAGGTTGACTTCCTAAGTGAATACACTTGGGGGAATGATAATGATGAAATAAATTGGGAAGATTATGGTATTTAATATTCAACGAATGGTCAAGTTTTGGACCGGCAAAACTAACCGATATGATAAAGGAGGTAGCTTCAACCTGGAGCTTTACCTTCGTATTTGTGAAATCAAAATGAATCAGCAGTTATGACACCGAAAGAAAAAGCAAAAGAGTTAATTGAAAAACATTTAAGAGTATATAATATAGAACCAATTGCAGTTGAACAAGCATTTGTCTCTGTTGAATTTGCAAGGGAATTTATTACAGGTGATTTAAGTGAATCATTTGATAAGTTTTTATACCTGGAAGATGTTAAGGAAGAAATTGAAATTTACTTAGAAAAATGGGAACAAAATGAGCTATAAAAGAAAAGAAAACTACGCAGCTTCAATGCTCGGAATTGCCATAAGTTTAGGAATGATGGCAGTTTTAGGAATCATTAAAATAATCACGTTATGTATAAACTAAGTTACTGCTCAGGGAAAACAGTCATCCAATCCTGGACCTTTCCATCCAAAGCATTGTGCTATTGGAAGAAATCAGAGCTATTGAATGCTGGATTGTGTACGGTTGGGAAGTTTAAAGTTGAGCCGGTATGAATCAACATAGAGATATGCCAAGTAAAAAAAGAATAGTTGCACATTGGAACTATAAGTACAATATGAATTTTGACGATAAAACTTGTTGGACTTGTGGATTTGAAGATTTTTTAGATAGATGTCATTTATACGCTAGAGTTTTTTCAAATGATGATTCTGAAGATAATTTAGTTTTATGTTGTAGGTTTTGCCATAATCATTTACAAGAACATCAATGTAAAACAAATGAAGGGCGTAAAGAATTTATTGAAATGTTGTTAGATGGAACACCATATATGAGCATTAGAGTTGCTTTTTTTTATGAAGCATTACAAAAAGGAATATTAAAATTAAAAAGATATGAATCAGCATCGAATCATGCGAGTGATCAAGCTCATTGATTTCCTCAAGGAGAAGCCTCGACACATCCACACCATGAGCAGATATCTTCAGATAGGTGATCGGTCAGTGTATCGATACCTCAAGATGTATGAGCAACTCGGATACCAGGTGGAGAAGGATATAAACAAGAAATACTTTATAAGATGACGAAACAAGAGAAAATTAAAGCAATCAAGCATATCATCCAACGAGATGAACTTGATTCAAAATCAAGATACCAGGTATTGACAATGAGAAGGAGATATCTCATGGCAGAATTGAGAGCATTGAATATCCCATTTCAATCGGTTGGTGAATATTTCAATCGTGATCATGCAACAGTAATGCACAATATTAAGCAACACAATTGGGCAATTGAAAGCGGTGATTTATATTACATGACAGTGATTCAAAATGATATTGAAGAGCTTCAGGGTACTGCTCATGTCAAAAAAATGAGATTCCTTCGTGATGAGATTCTGAAATGCAGGTCATATAATCAGCTCAAATCAATCAAAAGGAGAGTGCTTAGGAATGAATATGAGGAATTGCTTTCAGTTGAGTAATAAATTAGGTACTTTGGTACACATTTTTGGTCATATACTTATACTTATTTAATTATTCTGATAATCGTGAAAATAAATATTTTGAAAAAATACCAAAAAAACGTGGAAATGTGTACCAAAAACGCTGAAACACCAATAAATACTACAATTTAGTAGGTACACATTTAGGTACACATTGAGGTACTAATTCAAAATAAAGTGTATTTTGTTGAGTAATGGAATAAATTAGTATCTTTGTTGAGGGGTTGTCGGAGGCATCCACTTAAAAGGTTTTCACTGTTCCTTTCCCCCTCTTTTTTTTTAACAGTGAATAAAAAACAGTATTATGA